TAAAAATGTATAGCATGAGGTTGTACCAATCTCTGTTATATGTGTTGTTTGGTAAGGTTCTTATCTCATATGGTGCGCCAACACCGAGGTAAGAACCTTGCTTTTTTATTGCTTGTGAAGATGTTTATATCTTATACCAAACATTTGTTTGTGTCAATACCTTCACGAACATTTGTTTGTATTTTTTCGATTTTATATTTTCATATGTCCCTTCTCAGCAAATAATATTGTCTTCTCTTTATTTTTATCTTGTGTTTTTAATGTGGACATTATAAAGTTTCTATTATACGTGATTGGAAATCCAGTTGTAATAGCTTTAATCCCACAAGTTACACTTATTGGAATAGCTTCACAATCAGGCGATCTCGTATCTAAATCAAATGAGGAAAATAACACATTTTCGCCACCGTTTTTCTTATACTCAGTTAACAATCTTATAGCTTCATCTACGGACACAATTCTTCCACTCATGCTAATTCCTCCACTCTGATTTTCTTTTTACCATATAAGTTTGCAAGGAAACATTTTTCTACTAAAAGTCTATCCTCTTCATTGTCAATATTTCCCCATTTTTCAACTACATCACGCTTATCAATAGTAAAAATCTGTTCCCCTAAAACCATTGAGTCACATTTTAAGCCATTAGATTTACTAGCTTTAATTACTTCGTGAGTGGGCTGCTCAACCTTTTTGATTTTACTGGTTAAGCACATGACAATCAAAGTAGGAGCAAACTTATTTCCAGAATCATTCTGAATTATAACAACAGGTCTTTCGATCTGCTGAACGTGTGATTTAGCTGATGTATTAACATTTGTTTTGACATAAAGAATATCAAATATATTAAACTCCATCATATCGTGTGTGCAGCTCCTTTCTTTATCTTATGTACCCATAATACCACTCTTTAGATTAGATGTCAAGATATAATCTAAAGATTTAATCTAAAAATCAATTTATTTATCTCAAGTTCTATGCTATAATACAATTCATAGATGGAGGGATGTATTATGATGAAACTTGAGGTTAAAAAATATGTAGATGATCATTATAAAAATGTTAATCAATTTGCTGTTGCTCTTGGGATAGGATACCAGGCAGCTTGTAAAATTTATAATGGTGAAACTACAAAAATTGCATTTGATACTCTTGAAAAAATGTGTGAGTTATTTAATTGCACCCCAAATGATTTATTAATTTCAACTAATCAACCAAAAAAGAATATAATTAGGATTTATCATTCACAAAATCAGAAAAATAATAAAAATAATTCTGATGCTTATGTATCTGAAACTAATGATGAACTAAAAGAAGCAATAGATAAAGCAATTCCAAATATAAGTCAAGCACTCTATAATATAGCGTTAGAAGTGTTTAACTCGAATAAAAAGGACGATGACAAATAGTCATCGCCTACATAAGTATTGTTTAAAAGCAACCTTTCATTCATCTATTCCAAATGCATTATATAAATCCGACTTTAATTCTTCTATAACTTTTGATTTTTCATCATATCCCTGTTTATCAAATAATGCATATTTTTTCAGAAACACAATTTCATCAATTATTTCTTTGATTTCATTACGTTCATACATAAAACTCTCCTCATAACAAATTATTTATAGTTATTCCAAATCATTGATAAGTTTCTTAACCCTATCAATTTCTTCTGTTGTATGTGGTGTCCCACCTGCGTTCATGTCAATGTACCATTGTAATACTTCTCTTTCTGTTTTTAAATCATTCACATTCAATTTAATAGTATGGCTATTTAGCATTGCTAAATCCGTATATTCACTGAAATATGATCCAAACACTTTGATTTCGTTATTGATAAATCTGCAAATAGCAGTCAATCTTTGCAATCCATCTACACACACAAACTCATTGTATGCTCCATCTGGAACAGACCAATGCCATGATGGACAATTAAAGTATATGATATTTCCGCTTTTACCACCTTTAAGAAAGAACTCCAACCATGCAATCTGCTGTTCCTCTGTCCATACATGTCCTCTCTGGAAATCTGGATTAAGCTGCAAGTTCATATCTTCTTCCATATCTTTAATCCATCTAGGAACTCTGCTTATATTTACATCACATTGATAGTTACCATCTCTTGTGAATTGTGGTATATCCTTAAATTTTGTATACTTCATGATATAATCCTTTCTGATCTTAATGTTGTTTCAATCGCAATAGCGGTACACCCAATAACATTTGCTATCTCTTCAAATGATTTGCCATCTTTATACATTTTCTTAATATTTTCAATATCATTATAAGTAAACCAATTTCCCAATTGTATCACCTCACTTGAAAGCTGTATTTCAGCGTTGTTTCTCTATCGGAAGCTCAAATCTATCTGGAAATAATCTATCATCAAGTATTGAAGATATTCTTATTTCAGTTTCCTTATATTTTCCATCTTTTGTAAATATTCTATTGCTATCGGAATCGTTTGCAATACGGAAAATATATTCTGTCTCCCTATCACCATCACAAATTATAGCAATGCCTTTAACTGCTCCAATTCCATTTTGCTTTTCATATTTTTGCAATTTTTCAATTATTTCTCTTGTACTTGCTACTTTTGAACCAAACATAATACCTCCATGAAAGTCGAAATTCATTTATTTTCTTCGTACCACAAATCAGCAATTGCATGAGTTAATTCTGTTTGCAACATCCATGTCGCATTTGCTCCAAAATCGCAGCTGTAAATTTCTCTGATCCCACCCAAATCTGTCTCAGGATCAAAAAATCCAGTTTCTTCTACTTTAAGAAATTCACCATACAATTTTACTAATTCTTCTTTTGATTTTGTTTTAAAAATATTAACGTGTCCCATATGTAATACCTCACTTTTCTTTAAAATCAGTCTTTCATCTGCATTATCAAACTATATCTTCCAATAACTCATCTCTTATACCTTGTAGATACTCCAAAACATCCAATCTACCACCGTATATACAATGAATTTGAGTTAATTTCCCTTGATCGTATAACCATCTAGCAGCCGCATATCTATGCCATCCATCTACAATCACAGCTTGCGGAAGGATTTCATTATTGACACATTCATTATCAATCTCAATATCTTTTATTTCTTCTGGATGATTGATAAAATAAATAATTCTTCCAATATGCCAATCTCTTGATCTGTGTTCTAATACAAGATGATCCAATGTATCTCCATATGGTTCGGATATTTCAGCAATACATTCATGTATTCCAATTGATATATCGTCTAAATCAATCTTTCCACAGAAATCCCATTCCCAGTATTCAGATGGTAGAAATTCAATGAGCCTATCAATTCTTATAATATCCCCTGTATATTCTTCCATAATATACCTCTATTCTTTCTTCTTCAAAATCTTAGTCACTTCGCCAACACTTATACAGAATCTTTTGGCAACATCTTTCTTATCACCACTTCTGTTATAAGCATTCACAACATCTTCGTATGTAAATTCTTCCTCAACTGGTTTATTCATCAAACTATCCATCATCAAAATACCTCCAAAATCTTTCTATAATATACTTCTCTGTTGATTTCATATAGTACCTCTATTCTATCATATCTGGATCATCTTGTGGACATAAATAATCTTCTGGTGTTTCTTCTTCATTTGAGAAAATACACATTCTTTCCTGATTTCTAAATATTTCTTCATCAGTAATACAAATATATCTTAAAGTAATACGCATATCAGCATGTCCGAAAATAGTCATAAGCTGTATAAGAGCCTGTTGTTTGTCTGGTGCTGCTAAATAATAACTATGTCCAAAAGTCTTACGAAGTCCATGAGTACCAATAGACTGTTTAATACCTGCTTTTATTCTATTCCTTTCAACAGTTCTATACCATGTAATTTCTCCGATATGTTCACCTTTATTAGAAGAAAAGATATAATCAGTCAACTCAGGTGTTTCATTGTGATCTTCTAACCACTTGTGCCAATTCTGAATAGCCATTTTAAAATCACTGTCATATCTTAATTTGACATATTTTCTTTTAATTACATTTCCACATCTATCTCTACGCTCTGTTTTTTCTGGAACAAACTTCTGTGACTTTTTAATTCTCCATCCATCTTCATATACATCTTTCCATGTGAGTTTGCAAAAATCCCCACCACGCAATCCAATATTGATCGCACATATGAACATTGTAAGATTTCGCATAGCGTTCTTTTCTTTATTAACAGTAGTCGCATTATCAACCTCTGTTTTAAACACATTGTATACAGATAAAATTTCATCCTTATTATACAAGCATTCCATCTCTGTTGACTTCCCACGCCGTAATGTTTTCTGTTTTGGAAAGTTGTATATCGTTGCTTTCTGTTTTTGATTGATATAACACGGCTGTTGGATTGCTAAAGCTGGCATAATTCCACCTCCTAATATTTTTCATTCTTCCTTATCTTCTCTAACTTCTCTTTCTTCTTATTAAGATGTTGCACTCTTGCCCTTGGTTTGTATTTGTCACATTTCTGACAATAGTGCCAATGATTTGCATCTCTGCCTTTCTTGCATTCACCCATACAGACATAGTATAAGCAAGGTGTCTCTCTGTCTTTCGCCATATTGGTTTCCTCCGTATATTTAGTTTTATTTGTCATTGGGAAAATACGACTTGAAATAGTCCAGAAAATAAGTTATAATATGTTCTGGATGTGTGTCATTTGCGCATTATCCCTATCTTTAGTAGTGTAGGTTGTCGCTTTGGTCGGTTGAGAACCTACACTATTTTTATTTCTTCCAATATCCGTATAAGCAGCAATCACCGGAGTCCCATTTATCATAGAAATATCCATCAACTGATGCAACTGCGTGATTCGCTACGCTTAAAAAATATGTACCTTCTTTATGTTCTTTTGTAAAGCTTTCTACCGTAGGACGTTTAGATCCTTTCTTGTTACTAATCCCTACATACTCAAAACCACGTTCCTCTAAATATCGCTTGTAACAAGGCTTGCTATTCGGATTACACTGTATATCTCTTGCAATCGGAATCAATTCATCAAATACTTCTAACCATGTTTTGTTCATTACCTTGCATAATGCACGAATAACACAATCACTTTGTTCATCTTTTTTGTCTTTATCATTCGGATTAAAGTGCATATAATGTTTATTTGTCATTTGATTTTTCTCCTTATCACCGGGGAATAATCCCCGGTATTTTTTTACTTTAACGCCTCTACAAATTTGCACATCCATTTTTCAGATACGTTTCCAGCAATGATATAATTAAGATTTTCCATAATTT